AACATGTGTTAAACAAACATTAGATGTCAAAAAAGTACTTCAACATAGTTCAGATACTAGGATGGAGTAGAGAAGAACAAGTAGAACATAAGGTTTGTTCGGTTAAAGATTGTAAAAGATGGGGAGGATTCGGAATAAATGAGAATAGCCGCTATTATTTTGTATGTGGTAAGCATTATTCAGGGCAAAAAGCATCCTGAAAAAGACGAACACGAAGTATACTTAGCTTCTGATAGATATTGAGTTAGGGAATCTTCCGTCTTGCTTATAAGATACATAAGCAAATCGCCAATCATCACCATATTCTGCTTTACAGAACTGTATTATTCCATCATCAAGATGTACAGAGGGCTTTTTAAAAATATTTTTTAATAAATTAAGCATTTCTTATAGGATAATTAATATATAGGTTCTGATAAAGCTAGTGTTATTTAGGCAAAGCTATTATGTTATTTATTCAAAGCTGTCAACGGACAGTTAATGTGAATTGTTTATCTGTATTTTATATTTATATTCCTTATACAACACTTCAAAACAGGAACTTAATAGAGTTCTAGCTTGTCAGGTTATGACATGGTGTTGATCCAGCTGGATTTTTTATTTGAAGTTTGTGTAAATTTTGAGTAGAAAGGGTATATGGCTATGACACCATCAGAAAGTAAGGTCAATGAAATCCGTAAGGAAATCAAAACCTTAAAGAAACATAACGCTGAATTAGAATTACAAGTGAAGTTCTTGATTGAAAGATTAGAGTTAAAGAATGAACAGTTATTTAAATTCAGAACAGAAACCCTCAACAAAAGTGTTGATGATTTTATTAAATTTAAATCAGATATAATGGAGCAACAAACAAATGCCTAAAGTCGGAAAAAAAACATACCCATATTCTGCTGCTGGAATGAGAGCAGCTAAGAAAGACGCTATGAAAAAAGGCGTTAAAATGAGTATGAAAAAAACTAAAAAGAAATAATGCCTAGTAAAGTAAATCAGGCTGGTAACTATACTAAACCAAGCATGAGAAAAAGATTATTTAACAGTATTAAAGCTAGTTCTGTACAAGGAACTGCTGCTGGTAAATGGTCTGCAAGAAAGGCCCAGCTGTTAGCTAAAAGATATAAAGCAGCTGGTGGTGGATATAAGTAATGGCTCTTGCCAAATCACAAAGAAGTTTAAAAGCATGGGGTAGTCAGAAATGGCGAACTAAATCTGGTAAACGATCTAGTGATACAGGCGAAAGATATCTTCCTACTAAAGCAATCAACGCATTAAGTGCATCTGAATATGCAGCTACTACCAAAGCTAAAAGAAAAGCAAAAGCTAAAGGTAAACAAGTTTCTAAACAACCTAAAAAAATAGCTAAAAAAACAGCATCTTATAGAAAGTTTAGTTAATGGTAGCTAAAAAATATCAGAATCCATCAGGTGGACTTAATGCAGCTGGTCGTAAATATTTTAAAAACAAAGATGGTTCTAATTTAAAACCACCAGCACCCAATCCCAAAACTAAAAAGTCAAAAGGTAGAAAAAAAAGTTTTTGTGCTAGGATGTCAGGAGTAAAAGGGCCAATGAAAGATTCAAAAGGTAGACCAACTCGTAAAGCATTAGCTTTAAGAAAATGGAAATGTTAATGACAGATAATTTTGTACGACCACCAGATTTTGATCCTATTGATGCTGAAGTAGATATAGATAATAGAAAACAATTTCCTCTATCTTTTCAAGATAGACAAAGATTAAGAAAAATAGTTAAGAAAGTACACTTAAAATTCTTGCCAGAAGAACTCTTAACTGATAAAGAAGCTGATAAGATGATTGAAGCATTAGGGCCAAGCGTTAGGGAGAAGTTACTGATTGAGCATATTGCAAAAGTCAAGTAATGGAATTTAATTATAAACCAGATGGACAAACACTTAGAGGCTTTCTTAAATCAAACGATTTCTTTAGAGGACTTCGAGGCCCAGTTGGAAGCGGTAAGTCAGTTGCTTGCTGTATTGAAATATTTAGAAGGGCACTTCAACAATCTAAAGGTGTTGACGGAAGAAGAAAATCTCGTTGGGCTGTTATCAGAAACACGAACCCTCAATTAAAAACTACAACAATTAAAACATGGCTGGATTGGTTTCCAGAAAATACATTTGGGCCATTTAGATGGTCAGTTCCGTACACACATCAGATTACTATTGGTGATGCAGACTTAGAAGTTATCTTTCTTGCATTAGATAGACCAGAAGATGTAAAGAAACTACTATCATTAGAGCTAACTGGTGTCTGGGTGAATGAAGCAAGAGAGTTACCTAAGTCAATTATTGATGCTTGTACTATGCGTGTAGGTAGATTCCCCTCTATGCGTGATGGTGGTGCATCATGGTATGGTGTTATTGCTGATACAAATGCACCTGAAGAAGATCATTGGTGGGCAGTTATGGCTGGTGATGTACCAGTGCCAGATCACATACGAAAAGAAGAAGCATTGATGTTAGTCAAGCCTGATAACTGGAGTTTTCATACACAACCTTCTGCTTTATTAGAAAAAAAAGATGATAAAGGCGAACTAACTGGATATAAAAGAAATCCTTTATGTGAAAATAAAAAATTTATTACAGATGCTTACTATGAAAACATAGTCAAAGGTAAAACTAAAGGATGGATTGATGTTTATGTCATGAATAAACTAGGATCATTAGAAGAAGGTAAGCCTGTCTATCCAAGTTGGAGTGAAGATATACATCTTAGTAAAGAAGTTATTACACCATTCCCTACTGACGTATTTATTGGTATTGACTTTGGATTAACACCAGCAGCAGTCTTTGGACAGAAGCTATCAAGTGGAAGATGGATTATCTTACAAGAACTTGTATGCTTTGATATGGGTATAGTTAGATTTACTGAATTATTAAAACATGAAATAGCAAAAACATACAAAGGATTAACTATAGATATTTATGGTGATCCAGCTGGTGACTTTAGAGTGCAGACAGATGAAGCAACTCCGTTCCAAATAATGAGATCACAAGGAATTAAGGCTAGACCAGCTCCAAGTAATGACGTTTCTCTGCGTATAGAAGCTGTAGAAACAGCTTTGAGTAGGTTAGTAGAAGGCAAGTCTGGTTTTTTACTAAACAATAGCTGTGTGAACCTTAAAAAAGGTTTTAATGGTGGCTATCATTATAGAAGAATACAAACATCTGGTGATCGGTATGATGAAAAGCCAAATAAAAACAAATATTCTCATGTACATGATGCTTTACAGTATATGTTAATGGGTGCTGGAGAAGGCAAACAGCTAACAGTAGGAATATCAACACCTAGTGCTGTAGTTAAAACTAGAGGTTGGAATATATTTGACAAAAAGAAAAAGAAATCAATATGGCAAAACAGATCAAGTTTTTAATATACTTCTTTGAAAACGAAGATGGTCATAAACACACTAAAAAATTTAGAAGAGGATTTAAACACTGTGGAGTTATTAGTTATGATCCATCTACTAAACATTGGATAATATTAGAGTATATATTTGGTCAATTATTAGTAGAATCAATAAGTGATAAAACTGCTGAAGCATTTTTTAGAATGATTAGAATGAAGAATGGTGTAGTATTAGATGGTGAAATGGAACATAAAAAGACTGGATTCCCAAGTTTTATGGGATCGTGGATTAAAGAACATAGTTGTGTAAGTTATGTACAAAGATTGATTGGATATAATAAATGGTGGATCTTTACACCATATCAATTATATTGTGCGTTGAAAAAAGAGGGATATTCTGAAATAGATTTATAATGGGAAATTTATTCAAATCAACTAAGTATAGAGAAACTCCAGCTGATAAAGCTTTGAGAGAAGATATTGAAAAAAAGAATAAACAAGAAGATAAAGAGTTAGAAGAAGCAAGATTAAAAGAAGCTAGAATAAAAAAAAGAATGGCTAAAGGAATGTTAGGATCAAGAAGTTTATTTTCTAAATCTGGTATGTCAGGATTCTTTAGAGATGGAGAAAGTATTGAGTAGTCAAGGTTCATCAGCTTCAAAAGCTTCTAATGAAAAAGCAAAGCAAACAGGAGCAGCAGCAAATGTTTATGCTAAACAAAAACTAGGTATTAGAAAAACTGTTGCTGGCCCAGTACAAGGAGCTAGTGATAGTGTTACTGGATTTTATTCAACAACAAGTCCTAATCAAATGTATGGTACTGAGTATTCTACAGCAAGAAATGAATATTTAGCATCACAAGGTTTAGGAAGTGTTACAGATACTGGACAGTATAGATCATTTGTTAAAACAGATAATGGTCAAGTATCTACTTTAGAATCTCGTCAAGCTTATGAAGCATCAAGACAAGAAGCAATTCCTTTATCAAGACAAATGTATGATTCTCAACAAAAGTTTATGAAAATAGGTGGAGCTATAGCTACTGGATTAACTGGTATGCCATCTTTTTTTACTTCAGCATATTATGCTAGCAAAAAACCATATAGCCAATATGTTGATAATTACATGAGTAAAGCAAAAACAAGTTTAAATAGAAGTAATACTAATGCTAATAAAACAACAAACAATCAACAAACAACAACTGTTAAAGATACACCAAAAGTTGCAAATGATTTTGATGCAGCTGCTAGAGGAGATCAAAGTGCTTTGCGTAGAATTGAAGCTCTATCTAGACAAAAAGAAGCTGGTAGTCCTAACAGAAAATTTTTAGTATCATCAGCAAAAACATTTTTAGGTAGAATGCAAAGTGGAACTTTAGATTCGGATTATAATACATTTTAATGCCATATACACCTTACCCAGAAACTGATGCACCATACTCAGGTAATGATCCTAGAGTAGCTTCTTTTATAAAAAAGTTTAGAGATGCTGAATATATTTTTGATAATTGGAAAGATAAATATGAAGAAGCATATGAATACACAATGCCACAAAGGGAATCTTTTTATGAAGAAACAATAGGAGAAAGAAGAACAGATAAAATATTTGATGAAACGGCTGTAGTAGGAGTACAAGAATTTGCCTCAAGGTTACAAGCTGGAATGGTTCCAACTTATGGTCGTTGGGCAAACTTTGAAGCTGGTTCAGAAATACCAGATGACGCAATACCAGCAGTTAATGAACAGCTAGATGCTATTACTGAATATGTATTTGAAATACTAGGTGGTTCAAACTTCAATCAAGAAATACATGAAGCATTCATGGATTTAGCTATTGGAACAGCTGTTATATTAGTAGAAGAAGGTGATAGTCTTAATCCTATAAACTTTCAAGCAATACCTTTACCTAGAGTTATGCTTAATAATGGCCCTAATAATAAAATAGATACAATCTTTAGAACTAGATATATTAATTATAATCATCTTATGACTGCATACCCTAAAGCAGAAATGTCGCCAGAAATGTTAAAAAAGATTTCAGATGATGGTCATAGCAAAGCAAAAATAATAGAAGGTGTATTTAAAGTTTACGATAAGCCTAATGAAGAAATATATAAATACTGTGTAGTTTGTATGGATATGCAAGAAATGATTTTTGAAAAGGAATTAAAAGGTGTAGGTGCAAATCCTTATATTGCATTTAGATGGAATAAAGCATCAGGAGAAGTTTATGGTCGTGGCCCAGTGTTTAATGCTATGGCTGCAATTAAAACTACAAACTTAACAGTAGAACTCATCTTACAAAATGCTCAAATGAGTATATCTGGTATATATACTTTTGAAGATGATGGAGTAATAAATCCAGAAAATATTACATTACAACCCGGTGCTTTAATTCCTGTAGCACCAAATAGCAGAGGATTACAAGCACTTCCAGCTGCTGGTAGGTTTGATGTAGCTCAATTAATCTTAGGAGATATGAGAGCAAATATTAAAAAGGCTTTATACATGGAAACATTAGGTAGACCTGAAGGTACACCAATGTCAGCTACTGAAGTAGCAGAAAGAATGTCTGACCTATCACGACAAATAGGATCATCATTCGGAAGATTACAATCAGAGTTTGTAACACCCTTACTAAGAAGGGTAATTAGAATATTAACTAAGCAAGGTAAAATACAAATACCAACAGTTAATAATAGAGAGGTAAAAGTAGTATCTACTTCACCATTATCTAAGGCACAACATCAACAAGATATAGCTGATGTAATGAGATTTTCAGAAATATTAGGAACTACATTTGGGCCAGATATGCTTAACATGGTAGTTAAACAAGATGAAATAGCTAGATACTTAGTAGATAAAATGAATTTACCTGAAAAATTAGTAAGAACTCCTGAAGAACAACAAGAAGTAGTTTCAAGGTTGCAATCAGCACAACAACAAGCTAATATGCAACCAAATGAGTTGGGAGAAACTACAGACCAAGAAGTCCAATAAAACAGAAACAACAGAGATAGATAAGATTTATGCCTCTGTTTTTAATCAGCCTGATGGCAAAAAATTATTGGAACATTTGGAATCGCTAACCATCAACGCATATTGTTCACCACAAATGAATCACCAAACGCTATGGCATTTAGAAGGACAAAGATGGATAGTGGGATTAATTAAAAGTAAAGCAAAAAGAGGTACAGTAAATGAGTGAAGATCAATCAACAGAAAATACAGAAACTAATACAGAAACAGAAATACCATCATACGTTCCTGAAAAATTTTGGAACAACGATCTAAAAGAAATAAATGTTGAGGAGCTTGGAGCTTCTTACAAAGCATTAGAAAAAAAACTAGGTCAAAGAACTGAGGAGTTAGCTGGTACTATTCGAGAAGAAGTATTAGCAGATATTAGTGGCAACGCACCTGAAAAATATGAAATGCAAATGCCTGAATTACCTGATGGAGTACACATAGATGTTGATACAGAACAACCATTATTAAAATGGTGGGAAGAAACAGCTAGATCAAAAGGTTTAAGTAATGAAGATTTTAACAAAGGAATAGATGCTTTTGTACAAAATGAAATAGCTGGATTACCAGATAAAGATACACAGATAAATTTATTAGGTGAAAATGCTGTTCAAAGAATTGAATCAGCTGATCTTTGGGCAAAGAAAAATCTAAGTGAAAATAGTTATACAGCTATAGCTAATATGGTTAGTACAGCTGATGGAATAAAAGCTATAGAAGAAATTATGTCTTTAAATAAAGATGCTCCTATACCAAGTACAGAAACTAAAATAGATGTTTCTCTTGATCCATTAGATTTAAGATCAATGATGGCTGATGAAAGGTATTGGAAAGATGGAGCAAAAGATCCAGCATACATTAAAAAAGTTACTGACCTCTACGAAAAATACTCAAACAAAGCGTAAAAAAGTTAAGATACTCTGGAGAGATGCTATCAGCCATGCTGAATGGCTCTCTCCTAGTGAAGCTAAATTATACAAACCAGCAATAAATACTACAGAAGGTTTTTTATTAGAAAAAAACAAACGTTCTACAATCGTTTATATGTCATACAATGATACAGATATTGGCGATTTAACTGTAATCCCTACAGAAAATATACAATCATTTAAATTTGTGCGTTGAATTAATTAGTTATTTATGTAACTGATAGTTTAATAAGACCTCAGATGGCATTAGGATCGCCCCAATTAGGATAACGATTGCTTCCAAAAGAGATAATCTTTTTACATAAACTAACTAACTTAAAGGAGTTAAAATGAGTGCATCTATAAACAATGCTTTTATTACCCAGTTTGAAGCTGAGGTACATATGGCATACCAAAGAATGGGTAGTAAGCTTAAAAATTTAATTCGTACAGTTAATGGTGTATCAGGTGAATCTGTTAAGTTCCAAAAAGTAGGAACAGGAGAAGCAACAACTAAAGCTAGACATGCAGAGGTTGTAGCGATGAACATTTCACACACTAACGTAACAGCAACACTTGCTGATTACTATGCATCTGACTATGTGGATAAATTAGACGAGTTGAAAACCAACATTGACGAAAGAGCAGTAATTGCAAACAACGCAGCTTATGCTCTTGGTCGTAAGACTGACAGTATTATTACAACAGCTATGGATTCTGCTACTAAAGTAGCAAACAATGCTGGTGCAAATGGTACAGCTGGATTAGCAACTGACATGAATGTAGCTAAATTCAAAGATATGCAAGCATTATTTGGAACAAACGAAGTTCCTGATGATGACCAAAGATATTGGGCAATAGGCCCAAATCAATGGGGCGATCTATTAGCAGAAGATAACTGGTCAAACCTTGACTATATTGGCCCAGGTCAATTACCTTTTGCTGGAATGAACTATACAGCTAAAAGATTCTTAGGATTCTTAACTTTTGTTCACTCAGGTCTTGATACATCTGGAGCAACAGATAGACATACTATTTGTTGGCATAAATCCTCAATGGGTTTAGGCGTAGGTTCAGAAGTAAGAACTGAAGTAAACTACATTCCTGAGAAAGTAGCTCATCTATTAACATCATACCTATCAATGGGTTCAATCTTAATTGATACCAATGGTATTCGCATACAGAAATGTGCAGAATAGGAATAATCAATGGCATATGCACTAGACAATCCTGTTAAAAAAGCAACTCAAATGGGTGATACTAATTCTTTATGGTATTACACAGATGGAGATGCTATTGGCACTATAGATAATGCAGATTATTTCTTATTATCTAATGCTGATTTAACTGCTGGAGATGTTATTATTGTAAATAGTGGTGGATCAAATGCTGTAGTAGATATTTTAATTGTATCTGCTTCAACTTCTTCTACTGTTACAACTGTAATATTAGCATAATATAATTAAGAAGTGGGGGAGAAATCCCCCACTGATAAAGGATAAAAAATGGCAATAACAATAGCAGCTAGAACATTAGCAAAAAAATTACTTAAAAATAAAAAGCTTAAAAAAGCAATCAATGTAACTACAAAACAAACTACTAAATTAAAAAATGCAGCAAAGTCAGGTGCAGCTAAAGTAGCTGGAGCAAGTGCAGCCAGTGCAACAACTGGAGCAAAAACACTTGCTAAAAAAACAGTTTCTAAAGGAAAAGAATTAGGTAAAAAAGCAGTTAAAAAAACTATAGAAGGTGCAAAAAAAGCATCTACAGTTACAGCTGGGGCAGCAACAGGAGCTGTTGCTGGAGCTGCAAAAAAAGCTGGTAGTGCAATATCTGCTAGAGTACCAGCTGGAGTAAAAGAAACAGTTAGAAAAGCTGGGGTAAAAACAAAAGATTTAGGAAATAAAATAAGATCAGATGCAGACATAGGAGCTACAATAGCTGGTAGAAAAGCAAAAGCTGGTGTAGCTGGTGCTATGGGAATAGGTAAAAAAGCAAGTAAGGCTGGTAAAGATTTTGCAAAAGCTGAACCATTTATGGCTGGAATGGCAGCACAAGGAGCAATAGATATTCCATTGACTGTAGGAGCTGTTGCCTTAACAGCATCTATGGTTAAATCAACCACACCTAAAGAAGCATTATTTGATGTAAAAAAAGAACCTGATGGAAGTTTTAAAACATCATTCAATGATGCTAATAAAAATGTAATTGTTTCTAATGAACAATTAAGTTCAAAAGAAATGGGAATAGTTAGAGGAGCAATATCTGGGTTAGATACTATTTTACTTTCAGAAGATCCAAGAAAACAAAGAGATATGTTTAACGGATATTTAACTTTATTAAGTAAATATGGAGTAACATCTATTAATGGAAAAAATTTATCAGTAAATTTAGCTGGATAAATGGCAGTAACTAAAGTAGATATAGCATCAAGAGCTTTAGTAATGGTAGGAGCTAATCCTATTTCATCATTTACAGATAATTCTACTGAAGCTTTAATTACAAATACTATTTATGAAGAAGTAGTAGAATCTACATTATCAGAATGTTCATGGCGTTTTGCTATGGGCCAAAAACAATTATCTTTGTTAGCTGATGCACCAACATCAAGATATGAATATGCATATCAGATGCCAGCAAACCCAGCTGTTATTACTATAGTAACTGTAACTAATAATGATAATCCAATACCCTATTCAAGATATGAAGATAAAATTTATTTAAATGGCTATGGATCTGAAAGTAAAGTTTATATGGACTATGTATTTAGACAAGATGAATCTTTGTTCCCAACTTATTTTAGACTAGCTTTAATATATAGATTAGCTAGTGCATTTGGTGGATCATTAGGCAGAGATGCATCTATGATTAATGCTTATGAAGCTAAAGCAGAAAGACAAATTATTAGAGCAAGAAATATAGCATCTCTAGAAACTACTACTAAAAAGTTAAATACTACTAGATTTATAGCTGAAAGAAGGAGCAGTCGAAGTGGACTTGTTAATTACTAATGCCAAGAAAAGTCAGACAAGTATTTACCAACTTTTCAGCTGGAGAACTTAATCCTCTATTAAACGCTAGAACAGATGCTAAAGCATACTTTGAAGGTGCTAGACAATGTAAGAACTGGTATCTCTTAGATGAAGGTGGTGTTATGCGTAGACCAGCAACGCAATTTACAGCAGAATTACCAGCAGAATCTAGAATAATTCCATTTATATTTGCAGAAGATGAAGTAGCTATATTTGCATTATCAAACAATAGATTAGATGTTTATAACTCTAGTGGTACAGCAATAGCTAGTAATATTACTTCAAACTGTAACTGGACTACAGCACAATTATTTGAATTAAGTTATGCTCAGTTTGCTGATACAGTTTTTATTTGTCATAGAAGTAATCCTATAGTTCAAATCAAAAGAACTGCAGCCTCTACTTTTGCAGTTAGTTTATATACATTTGAAGAAGATGATAGTGTAAGTGTAGGTGGAGCAAACAAGACACTACAACCATTTTATAAATATGCAGATACTGCTATTACAGTTACTTTATCTGCTCACGCTACTGGCACAGGAAGAACATTAACAGCTAGTGCTAATGCTTTTAGTGCTAGTTATGTAAACACATATTTAACAGTAAATAATAAACAAGTTTTTGTAACTGGATATACAAGTGCTACTGAAGTAACTGTTACTGTTTTAGAAGATACAGTTACTACTGGGCCTCATGCTGATTGGCAAGAACAATTAATATCTACTGTTAGAGGATTTCCACAAGCAGTTACATTTCACGATAATAGACTTTGGTTTGGTGGTGTTAGAGATAATCCTTCAGTTATTATTGCTTCTGAAATAGGTGGGTATTTTAGTTTTGATTTAGGAACAGGATTAGCTAATGAAGCTATTAATGTAAACATTACAGCTGATACAGTAAACGAAATTAGACATTTAATATCTGGTAGAAACTTACAAATTTTTACAGATTCAGGTGAGTATTATATTCCTCAAAGTAATGACAGTGCTATTACACCAGCTAGTATAGCATTCCTTAGACAAACACCTTATGGATGTAATAGATCAAGACCAATACCTTTTGATGGTGCTACAATATTTACATCTAAAAATGGTAAATCAATTCGTGAGTTCGTTTTTTCTGATTTAGAACAAGCTTATAAATCAAATAGTATTTCTGTACTTTCATCTCAAGTAATTGATAATCCTAAAGATATTACAATGATGACTGGTAACGAAGAAAGACCAGAGCAATTTGCTTTTTTTTTAAATAGTGGAACTAATTTAAATGGTCAAATAGCTATTTTTCACAGTATTAGAGATGAGAAAATAGCTGGTTGGACTATTTGGAATACTAAAACAAATGATAAATTTCACAGTATTACATCTATTAATGAATTTTTATTTGTAGTTACTAAAAGAATATTACCATCAGGAACTAAATATTTGTTAGAAAAATTTGGTAATGATGATTCTATAACTTTAGACTGTAGTACAACAACAACTGTATTTCAAAAAGGAACACCATTAGTCAAAGGTGGTAGTCAAACTGGTAGTAGTTTAATTATTGATGGAATTACTACTGCACCATCTATTCTTGAAACATTTACTATAGCTGGGAATGCTACTGAATATGCAATTCAAGCTGTAACACAATTAGGAAGTAATGAATATAGATTACAATTAGATAAAGATTTAGCAGCAACTCCAACAAATAATGCTGTAATTACAATAGTAAAAGGTTTTATTCATACTGTTAATAGTATTTATGAACCAACTAATGTTGTAGAAGCTGTTTTTGGAAACGGTGCATTAGGTTCTTATACAGTAGATAGTAATAACAGAATTACTCTAAATAATGCTCCTCAAATTACTGGTGTTAGAGTAGGATATAACTTTACACCGATATTAGAAACAATGCCTATTGATAAAGAAATTGATACTGGGCCATTGACAGGACAACCAAGAAGGATTAATAAAGCTATAATAGATATTTCTGGAGGATTAGATGTAACTATGAAAGCTGCTGATTTAACTTCTAAAGAATTAATAATACAACAAGCCGATTTTACTATAGGTAGTGATTTATCATCTTCTGGTGGTAAAAAAGAATTTACCTTTTTAGGATATAGTAAATCACCAACAATAACAATATCGCAAGATAGCCCATTACCATTAAAGGTATTAGGTTTAGCAATGGAGATACAGTTCGCATGAGTAGTCAAGCAATAGCAGCAACATTAATGTTAATATCAGCTGGTATTACAGCTGTAGGTACGATTTCATCTATGAAATCACAACAAGCTGCATTAAATAGAGAAAAATATAGATTAGAAACAGAATCAAAAATGGCTGCATTAGCAGCAGCACAAGAAGAAAATGCAAGAAGGCAGTACTCTGAAAAAGAAAAAGCCAATAACCTAGCGTATCAATCTATAGCTGGATATGCAGATGATAGTATGTCTTTTCTAAATATGAATAAACAAATTATACAAAATAGAAATAAAGATATAGCTGATATCAGACTTATGGGGAAATCAGTTAATTTAAAATATAGACAAATGGCATTCGAAAACCAAGCTAGAATGGAAGCAGTAACATTTGGTGGTTATACTTCTGCTATAGCTAGTTTAGTAAATGGTTATGGAAATTATAAATATTATGGATCAACAAGCACTAATACTAAAAGTACATATAAAACACCAACAAATGAAAACTTTGATCCTAGTTATGGAAGCGATTATTAATGGCATTAACATCAGGCGAAAAACAAAATAAAGCAACAGTAAGCTCTATACAGAGCAGAATGGGCGTAGTAGATGCAGCTAATGTAGGGAATCCTTTAGGATTAGCAGCTGAAGGTGCATCTAAGGTATTAGATGTATTTGCAGAACGTCAAGCTAATATAGAAGAAGTATCTTGGAAAACAGATTTTAAATTAAAAAGTAGACAAGCATTATTAAATCTTTCAAGAGTACATTTTGAAGATCCTGATGGTTTTACAAAAGCAACTAATAGCTATAGAGATTCTCTTGTTAATGAAGCTCCTAATAGATTTAAAAATTATGCAAAAGAATTTATAGGGAATATTGCATTTGAATATGGAGATCAAATTTGGCAAGAAGCTAAATCACAAAAAACTATATTAGAAATTAGTAATTGGTCAAATAATTATAAAGATTTTATAGCACAAAGAAATTCAATTATAATGACTAAACCACCTAGTGATTTTCAAGATTACTGGACACAAAGTTTATTACCTGAAATGGCAGATACTATGGCTGATTATGAAAAGTTATATAATTCATATGATGCAAGTATACAATCACAACTAGCATCACAAAAAGGATTTGGAACGCCAGAAGAATTTAATAAAGCATTAGAATTAGGTTTTGAAACACAAAGATTAATTAGTTTAACAGCTAAGGATTTAAACAATGCACAAGCATTAGATACAGCATACATACAACAAATGGGTGGAATACCAGATAACTATGAAACAGAAGTTTCTAAAGTTTTAAAACAATATCAACTATGGGGAACAAAATATATAGATAAACCTAATCACGATACAGATGATGCTAGTGTATATGTAAATACTAATAGAGAAGATAGAGCTGGTATTATTACAAGTGTAGAAAAATACATAGATTCATGGAATGTTGTAAATGAAAAGAATATAAAAAAACAAGATATAATATTAAGTCAAGATAAAGAAGTAGTAGTGCAAAGCACTGTTGCTGAAATAGAAGATGGATTTACTAAATCTACTGAAGAAATAAGAGTAATAGCAATTAATAATAATTTAACACAAGATCAACTTGATAGATTAATAGATATAAATACTTTAACATTACAAGTTCAAGACCTATCTGGACAAATTAGTTCTTATGGAAAAAACGAATCAGGTAATTATCAAGTTAATGCAAATATGACTGAATTTGATGTTAATAGTTTAATTTTTAATAAAACAAAATATTTAAATGATTTAGGTATAGAAATAACACAAGAAGAACTAAAAGATAAAGCTATAATGCAACAAATGTTTTCAATTATTTCTACTACTCCTGAATTTGACGATAATATTACACAAAGTGTTTTTAACAATATGGATTTATCTACTGTAGTAGCATCAGGAGCAACAGGCAACAATATTGTAACTAATTCATTAGTAGAACTATCTAGGGTATATAGTCAAGTTCCTAGTGTATTAGAAAACTATTTTAGTAGTATGGATAGTTTTAACTTTGAAGTACAAGCAGATAGACAAGAATTAAGAAATATGGCTGAATTTGCAAATAATCTTTCTAAAACAAAAGGTAGACCATTAGCTTTTAGTGATAGTGAAGGTAATAAAAATTTTGCAAACTTAGTAGAATTACATGAAGAATTGCAAAAAGTAGGTAGATTAAATATGAATATAGCAAATCTTACAGAAAAACAAATTAATGATTTAAACTTAGATGTAGGTGAATATGAAAAGCTAATTATAGAAAAATGGGTTAGTAAAACATATCCAGAACAAACTGTACTAGATGAAAAAATTGAATTTATGAATAGCGTTATAGGAGAAAGTGGTACAGACTTTAATAGAATGATGGAAAACTTTTTTGAAGATCAACAAGAAGATGGCCCATGGTGGGGGTTGGGTTTTGTAGATACAGATTTATTAACTGGTAATAATGAATTTAATATTATGGGTAGAGATAAAGATTTACAGCCATCTTTTAATTTAGTTATGCAAGAAGCTGGTGAACAAATATTTGTAAGAGTGGCTAGTATGTTTGATAATCAAACATATAAAGTATTAATGACGGAAGATAGTATTAAAAAAGCATTTGAAAAACAATTACCTTACATTCTTAATACTATTAGAACTATGGGTTATGGATATGATGAGAATATATAATGACTAAAGAATTAGTAAAATATCCTATGTTTAAAACTTATATGTCAAAAGGTTTATCAGAAGATGAAATTAAAACAGATGCAACACTGACTATAGTTAATAGAGGATTAAATATGACTGATGGAGAAAGAGCAGCACTTGGATTAAGTTCTGATTTTTTTACAGCTGAAAATATACTAGGTCTTATGGATAACAAAAGAATTAGATTTGATTATGATGCAACAAGTATAGGTGATCCAACATATAGAATATCTATGGATTTAGATGGAGATGGAATATTTATGGCATTAAATAATCCTAATAATCCAGAATCAGGGTTTAAACCTGAAGCTAATAGAGAATTAAATGCATCATTAACATTATCTGGTGTTAGATCAGACTTCCAAAATACAGCATGGCAAAATTGGAAAAGTCAAAATATTAAAGCAGATACATTTTTCAAAACATATGGATTTGCAAATATAGAAGAACAACCATTAGTTATGCAAACATTAAAAGGTATGTTTAACCTTGTGTATAATGGATATAACAAAGGTAAAAATGGAATAGAAGATTTAGGTAGAATGTTTAATGATATTGAATGGCTACCTGATGTTAGTATTGATATGAATACTGTAGAAAGACAATTACAAGAAAATCAAATTGCTTTTCTAACATATCAACAACAAAAAGAAGCTGGAGTATTTGATGATAATCTAGCTACACAATTTTCAGGCAAGGAGCAAACAGCTATGGGATATCAAAATACAGCAACAAACTTATTAATGGACACTATTAACAAACAAGAAGGTGGTTTCTATGCACAAGCATATGATTCTGGTTTTACAGGAAATAGAAACAAAACATTTAATGTTGGTACTAGAGCTGGTGGTGGTGGCCCAGTAGAAATGGTTACTGAAGGTAGTAAAATACAAAAAGCAGAATATGATCTTATGATGTCAGAAAATGGTGATCCTACTATTGGTACTGGATTATCGTTAAAAGATCCAACTGTTAAATCTCAATTAACAGAACTTGGTTACGATATTGACAAGTTATTAACTGGTGAACAAACAATTACTAGAGAAGATAACAACATTGTTATGATGAAAATGTTAGATGATAAATTAAAATTAGTACAAAGTATTACTGGTATAGATGATTTAGCATCAAATAAAAACGCATACTTAACTGTAGCTCTAGTTAAATTAGCATATAACAGTTCTTCATGGATTGGGCCAAGATTTCAAAAAGCATTAAATCAGTTTATTAAAACTGGTGATATGAAATACATTGGTAGTTTTGGAAGTTATAAAGAAGGCACAGATGAGTTTTACTCAGGTGCAACTGCTGCTGGTGTTAAACAATATGAACCAGCATTGTTAAATGAATTATGGAATGATGCAGAAGGACAAGCTGCAATAGGATATGGTGGATTTAGAACTATGATGAGAGATGTAGCAGAATATATTACTGCATGGTCACAAGGTCAAATGACTTATTTTCCTGATTTACAAGTTACAACATCACCACAAATACAAAAAAAGAATAAATCTATATTAGACTAGATGGGTGAGTTTTCTACAGTAGGAGATATTAGTCAAGCAAAACCTAATATTAGTGGTAGACCAGATCCAACTGAGCCATTAAATTATTTTCAAGATGTAAGAGATGTTGGTGCTGGATGGGCAGACGAAAATATTTTTGGTTTAGCTTTTAAATACATTGTAGATGCTTCTGTTGCACAAGATGATACAGAATTTGTTACTGACAAAACATATAACATATTTTTTGATAGACAATTAAAAGGACTTGAGCCTTATATTGGAAACTTCCTACACAGTAAAAGTAAAAAACATACAAGTAAATTAATTAAAGACTTTATAGAAGATAGTAAAAAAGCAAATGGTTCACCTTCATATATTGTAGGTAGAGTATTAGGTGGACTAACTGATCCATCAAGTTTGTTTATGTTTACCAAAGCTGGTAGTTTTATGTTTACTGGTACTAGATTAATGAGATCAGGTAAAGTTGGTGGATTAATAACTACAGAAGAAATGGTTAAACAAGGTTTAAGCACTACAAGAACGTGGGAAGAAACAGCCTTAATATCAGCTAGTGGTTTTATATTACCAGCATTATTCCCAGCTATAAACAATAAATTAGCTGGTAAACAGTTTGATGATACGGCTAGTAAGTTAGATAATATGGACACACATTATTCTAATAGTCAATATGTAGGTGGTGGTATTTATAAAGAAGGATCTGTTGGTGCTGGTGCTACACAGCCTATAAGAACAGAAGCAGAGTGGATTAAAGCAAATCAAATTAAACCTACTGGTATGGGTTATCTTGGAGAAAAATCAGGATTTACTCCATTATTTAGAGTGTTAGATAAAGGTGGATTAGAAGAACAAGATTTTATTACTACAGTATTAGAAAATCCATTACTAACTAAAGGTAACTTTGAAGGCGTACCTTCTGCTCCTACTATTGAAAGAAAAATTAAATCAAGACATTACATGATTAAAATAAGTGATGATGCAGTTATGTCTGAATATAATGCTTATTTAAAAAGATTAGGTAAAAACGAACAAAAATTTTTAGAAAAAGTTGTTAATACTAAAATTGGTACAGGACTTGATAAAACTGGTGTTATGACACCGAGAGAGTTTTCTTCAGCTGTTACAAGAGCTAGACTAAATCCAGATGCACCAGCTATTCCTGAAGTAAAAGCAGCTGCAAAACATACAGAAGATTTGTTTTATGCTCCATTAGGTAAAGAATATCAAGAAAGTGGTATTTCTATAGCATGGCATAAATATCAAATTGATAGACTTGATATGTTTATTAAACAAATGGATGGTAGTATTGAAGGTAGAAAAGCAGTTACAAATAAGAAAAAACTACAAAAACTAGAAGATTTAATAGTATTAAGAAGAAAGCTTAAAGCTAAATTAACTTTAATGGAAACTAAAGGTATTCATCTTAGAAAAAATTACATTAACCCATTATATAAAAGAGATGCTATTGATGCTAATCCAGAACTATTTAAACAAATAATGAGAGAAGAATTAGAAAAGTTAGCTGCAAGAAATCCGTCATTATTAAAAAAAAGCCCTAATATGACAAAAGCACAAGAAGAAGCATGGATGATGAAAAATGGAAATTCTCCAGATATTATTGATGATATTATAGAATCATTTATGCAGTATCAACCTACTCTTAGACTTAGACAAATTGATGACGTATTAAATGAAATACCAGAAGAAGCATTGGGAGAAGTTAATAAAATATCTAGTAGATTTCTAGGTAGAGATTTAAATATTGATTATACTAGATTAATGAAAGAAGGATTTATGGAAGATGATATAATGCTTCTACAAAGACATTACTTTAATCAAGTAGTTCCTGACATAGAATTAACAAAAGTATTTGGTGATCCTATGGGATATGGAACACGTTGGTCACCAGATAACAGTTATCAACAAGGTATAATACAAATTAGTGATGAAATGCTAAGAAAAAACAAAAAGTACGATATGTATTATAATCAAAGATTTGATGAAAATGCTTTGCCATTAAGTAGTTTTTTAACAAAACAACAAATTAAAAATCTACAAGATATAGATGCTTCTATACATTTAGTTAGAGGAACATATGGTTTGCCTTATGATCCTAATAGAACCTTTAGTAGAGGTTTAAGAATGATGAAATTATACAATGCTACTACTATGCTTACTGGTATAGCACAAGTAGTAGATACAGCTAGATTAGTTATGATTAATGGTATGACTAAAACATTTAAAATACAAACTGAAATGTTTCAAAGTGGTATGGCTAAAGAAATATTAAAGATGTCTAAAAACTCTACACAATTAGGTGGTGAAGCTTTAGACATGATAGATAGCTCAAGAGCTATGGGTATGTATGGATTAGAAGATGCATTCGGTGTATTTAATAAAATGGAAAGAGGTATGAGTAAAGTAGGTAATGTTTATTTTACATTCTTAAATGCAAGTAACCCTTGGAATGCCTCAGTTAAAACAATGGCTGGATTCTTTAATGGTACTAGAATAATAGAAAATGTAGAAAAAATAGCATTAGGTAAACCTATTTCTAAATTAAATAGAGCTAGAATGAACTTCTTAGGTATTACAGATGATATTGCTAGAGAAATATATAAACAATATCAAAAACATGGTGTAGGTAAAAATGGTAAAATATCTAGTAAAGCAGATGGAAATGAATTTAAACATATGCGTGTAGCTAATAGTGATGCTTGGGATGACACACCTAAAGCAAAAGAAGCTGCTGAAATATATCATCAAGGATTATCTAAACAAGTTAATGTAGATATTGTTACTCCAAGTAAAGGAGATGTACCATTATGGGCCAATACAGAAATGGGTGGTGCTATATCACAATTTAAAAAATTTGGTGCAGCGGCTACACAAAGAATGTTAATGCGTGGATTACAAGAAAAAGACACAAATTTTATGCAAGGTATATTGTTGTTAATGGCTGGTGGTATGATGGTAGATGCCTTTAGACAAAAACAATTTGGTAGAGATTATAGTAAGAAACCACTTGGTCAAAAATTAGTAGATGGATTTGATAGATCAGGTTTAGGTGGTATTTTTTCAGATATTAATAATGCTATTGAAAGATTAGGTAATAATGAAATTGGTTTAAGACCATTATTAGGTGGTAAAAAACCATACGGCACTTACAAAGATATATTAAATAATCCTATTCCTGATGTATTAGGGCCAACAGCTAGTCAAATATCTAATATATCAGATATTATGTGGACATGGGGTACAGGTAAGTACAATCATCACACAGCTCGTAATGTGCGTAGACTAGTACCATTCCAGAATGTATGGTTTTTGGATTCACTATTTGATAAATTAGAAAAAAATGTATTAAGATAAATGGCAATAACAATATCAGACATATCACCTAGAATACAATATACAGCTACGTCTGGACAAACATCATTTACAGTTCCTTTTGAGTTCTTTGGTGATAATGATTTAGTAGTAGTTAATACTAATGCTGGTGGTGTTAATACAACTTTAACTAAAGCTGCAAGTCCTTCTAGTGTATCACAATATTCTGTCACAGGAGCTGGTGTTACTGGTGGTGGTTCTATTACACTTGGTGGTGGAGCAACTTTAAACGATAAATACACAATTACAAGAAATGTACCAATAGCTAGATCAACTGATTTTGCTACTACTGGTGTATTTCCTATAGATTCTTTAAATACAGAATTAGATAAACTTGTTGCAATGATGCAACAACAAGGAGTAGATATTAATTTATCTCCTAGAGCTTCTTCTACAACATCAACAGCTTATGGTTTAATATTTCCAGAATTAGTTGCTGATAAAATATTATCAGTAAATAGTGCTGGTGATAGTCTTTTATTTTCTCAAGAAATAGGTAATTTTAAAGGAAATTGGTCAGCTAGTACATCATATGTACAAAGAGATATAGTAAAAGATACTTCTACAAATAATATATTTATAGCAAACACTGCTCATACATCATCAGGATCACAACCTTTAACTACAAATACAGATTCTGCAAAGTGGGATTTATTAGTAGATGCTGCATCAGCAACAACTTCAGCAAGTGCTGCTGCAACTTCAGCTACTGCTGCTGCTTCTAGTGCAACTACTGCATCTGGTCATGCTACTACAGCAACTACCAAAGCTGGTGAAGCCGCAACTTCTGCTACAGCTTCAGCCAGTTCTGCTACAGCTTCTGCTAGTTCTGCAACAAGTGCTAGTGGTTCTGCATCAACTGCAACGACTAAGGCTAGTGAGGCTAGTACAAGTGCTACTAATGCTGCATCATCTGCAACATCTGCTACTAGCTCTGCATCTACAGCTACAACCAAAGCAAGTGAAGCATCTACGTCTGCAACAAACGCTGCATCTTCAGCAACTACTGCATCTACTAATGCTACAACTGCTACAACAAAAGCAACTGAGGCTGCTACATCAGCTACAACAGCTTCTACACAAGCAAGTACAGCTACTACAAAGGCAAGTGAAGCCGCTACATCAGCAACAAATGCAGCTACATCTGCTACATCATCTGCTACTTCAGCGACTAATGCTGGTAATTCAGCTACCGCAGCCGCTAATTCTGCCGCTGCTGCTGCTAATTCATTTGATGATTTTGATGATAAATACTTAGGAAGTAAAACTTCTAATCCTACAGTAGACAATGATGGTAATGCTTTAGTAACTGGTGCTTTATATTTTAATTCAACTGCAAATGAAATGCGTGTTTATGATGGTGCTAATTGGATTGCTGCCTCAAGTGCTGGTACAGCTTCTTTAATTTTATATGAGTACACAGCAACAGCTGGTCAAACAACTTTTACTGGTAGTGATGATAACTCAGCAACACTTTCTTACAGTGTAGGTAATTTACAAGTAATGATGAATGGTATTGTATTAGACCCTTCAGATTTTACAGCAACAACTGGTACATCTATTGTGCTAGGTAGTGGAGCTGCTCTAAATGATTTAGTTAATATCTATGCTTTTAAATCTTTTACTGTATCTGAAATTAATGCAAACAATCTAAATGACGGAATAGTACCTGATGCAAGATTTCCAGCAACCTTACCAGCTATATCTGGTGCTAACTTAACAAACTTAGATGCTTCTGATTTAGCAAGTGGTACTGTACCTGATGCAAGATTTCCAGCAACACTTCCAGCTTTAAATGGTTCTGCTTTAACAAATTTAACTTCTGGTAACTTAACTGGTGCATTACCAGCTATTGATGGTTCTGCTCTCACAGGTATAGAATCAGGAATTGCTTGGCAATCATCAATTAAAACAGCTAATTTTTCAGCATCTTCTAATGAAGGTTATTGGGTTGATACATCATCAAACACAGTAACTATAACATTCCCTTCAAGTCCAAGTGTAGGAGATACTATTGAATTAGTAGACTATGCAAGAAATTGGGGAACAAATAAAATTATAATAGATAGTAATACTAAAAACTATCAAGGCGACCCAGATACATTTATTGTTCAATACGACACAAGTGGTCAAGGATTAAGAGTAGTTTATTCTGGTGCAACCAAAGGTTGGATTCCAACATCAGACGAAGTATCTGAAGATAATCCTATAAATGCTTATAATGTAGATTTCTTAGTTGTCGCTGGTGGAGCTGGTGGCGGTATGGATTCTGGTGGAGGTGGAGGTGCTGGTGGTTATCGAGCATCATACAACTCTGAGGCATCAGGTGGTGGAGGTTCTTCGGAAACTGCACTACAGGTTATAGCTGGAACTCAATACACTGTAACAGTAGGCTCTGGTGGTTCTGCATCATCAGGTGGTTCTGCTAGTCGAGGGGGTAGTGGTAGTGGTTCTGTTTTTGGTTCAATAAGTTCAACTGGTGGTGGTGGTGGAGGAAGTAATAGTGAATCACCTGACCTAAGACCTGGACTTAATGGAGGTTCTGGCGGTGGTGCTGGTACAAATTCAAATGGCGGAGTTCATCAAGGTGGCTCTGGAACAGCTAATCAAGGCTTTGATGGTGGAGATTCTGACGGAGGGTCATTTCCAAATAGAAAAGGTGGTGGTGGCGGAGGTGCTTCTGCTGCTGGTGGAAATGCATCACAAACTGTTGCTGGTAGTGGAGGTAATGGTGTTGCTTCAACAATCACAGGTTCTTCAGTCACACGAGCTGGTGGCGGTGGAGGTGGCGGTCAAGGTAATGCTGGTACTGCTGGTTCTGGAGGTTCAGGCGGTGGCGGTGCTGGAAGCGTTAATGGTAATGGAACAAATGGAACAGGAAACACTGGTAGTGGTGGAGGTGCTTGTTCATACAATCAGACAAGTGGTGCTGGGGGTTCTGGTATCGTTATTCTTCGTATGCCAACTGCTAGTTATTCAGGCACAACATCAGGTTCACCTTCTGTTTCAACAAGTGGCTCAGATACAATATTAACATACACAGGTTCAGGGAGTTACACAGCGTAATGGCACATTTCGCAAAATTAGGAGTTGGAAACATTATTGAAAGAGTGGAAGTGGTATCAAATGATATTGCTACAAACGAACAAGCTGGAGTAAATTTTTTAAATACTTTATATGGCACTAGAGATACTTGGAAACAAACATCTTACAATGGCACTATAAGAAAAAACTTTGCTGGTGTTGGTTATAGTTATAACCAAACAAAAGATGCTTTTATTCCACCCAAACCTTTTAACAGTTGGACATTAGATGAAGATACTTGTCTTTGGGAAGCACCTGTTGCTTATCCTGATGACGGACAATTTTATCAATGGAATGAAACAAACCAAGAATGGGAGATAATTAATGACTAGAGCAAGGGATTTAGCAAATTTTATAAATGGCATAGACGCAAGTAAAATTATATCTGGTACTTTTGCAGATGCTAGAATAGCAGCATCTAATGTTTCTCAACACGCATCATCTTTTGATGATAACAATCTTGTTAATGACATATCTACTTTAGCATTAAGAGAAGCTACTAGAGAAAATCTAGTAGGATATAATACTAATTCTAGTTCTGTAGATGTTTTTCAAGACGCAACCAAATTAGATGCTCTTTCTAATAGTTCTAGAAATACAAGTGAATATGTTTCAAGCCTTACATCAGTTATATCTCCTAAGAGATATTGGAGAGCATTTAAAACTTCAGGTGCTGTATCTGGAAGTTATCATAGTATACTAAAAGTATTTAGTGGTGCAGACCATTCCACACAGGAAACTGTAACTGCTGGAATGTTATCATCAACTGGCGTAACTGTAACTAGTGGTTTACAAAACTTGTTAGATGGAGATGCTTCAACAGTAGCCTTTCACACTGATACTGCTCCTGTTGGCTCTACTGTAACTATTGACTTTGGTTCAGGTAATGAAAAAGCATTAACTAGATGGTTCTTTGATTATAATTCACTAACAAATGCTTCATGGAGAGCTGAATGGTCGTCTGATAATACTAACTGGACTGCTGTTACAGTAGGAATACAAATAAGTAATTTCATGGATTGGGATGCAGTTACAACTGACACATTTAATGCGACTGGAAACTTTACTGGTGCAACAATAACAGCACCTAGTTCTGTTTCTAAAATGGGTGGTATTTTTACTTATCAAGATACTTCTGGAACAAACTCATTAAACACAGACATAATTTTACAGCTATCAGCAGATGGTGGTTCTAACTTTACCACTACAACTTTGACAGCTTTGCCAGACTTTTCTACAGGAATTAAAATGGCAAAAGCAAATGATGTAAGTGTTACTGCTGGTACATCATTAAAATATAAAATCCTCTTTGCTAATCAAAGTAGTGGTAGCAAAGAAGCAAGAATTAGAGGAGTTAGTTTACAATACTAATAGTTAAATGTGTGAGTGTTGCGAAGGTTACGACTGTATTTGTAAGTAATGCCTAGCCTATCAGACAAAACAGAAATAGGTTTACCTCTTAAAAACTTATTGAGTTTATTAGGTGTAACTGCTACAGCAGTCTGGGCATACTTTGGTATTATTGAAAGACTAAACAATATAGAAACTAGAGCTACTCTATTTGAAGCTGATCTTGTAAAGAACGCAGATCAAACTCCTATAGATCAGGAACAGTTTATGCTACTAGAATTTGTATCAGAACAAGTAGAAGGTATGTCAGAAGATTTAGAAAACATGGCACATAACAAAGTAAACATTATGAGATTACAAGCTGATATGGAAAAAGCATTAGAAAATATAGAAGAA